AAGTCCGTACTGCGCATTGGGGTTGCCATGTGCTACTTCCTTTCTTTAGTTATTCTACGTTAGCGGCAACGAACGCGTCGTTAGCTAGCTTGACTTGCACAACAGTTGCGTTATCACCCCAAGCGTTGTTGATTTCACGGCCGAGACCAGTGACTTGCATTTGTGCTTGTGTGCCTACGGCAACATCGGCGGGGTTCAAACCTGCGGTTGAAGTACCCAGACCACCATTGCCGATGATTTGACCAGCGGATGGTGTCAAGAAGTTGAATTCTTGACCGACTTTTGTGTTTGCGACTGCGGCGTTAGCTTGAATCTCGTACACAATTTCGGGGTCCATGAAAATCCACATCACGACGTCAGAGGCGGTGCCCAAAGCGGGACCAAACCATTTGCTGACTGTGCGGCGGCCGGAAGCGTCTGTGTACTCAACACCGCCGAACACACCAGCTAAACGCTGACCTGCTGTAGGTGCCGCTGTAGCGACGATAAGAGTAGATGTGCCTGCAGTCGTAGCTTCATCAAAAGAGACAGGAGTGCCGCTGTAAAAAACTGCCGCCGCGTCATAGACGCCGGTGTAGTTTAATGAACGGATAATGCCGCTAGGATGATATACGGGCTTCAGGCCAAAGGGAGTGTAAGTTGCACTCATTTATTGGTTCCTTAAAGTTGTTTAACTAAACCGCAAGTTATGTGCGGATCTATGTGCATCTTTTTCCATTTCCAAGAGGCCACCTTCCAGAATGGAGCGTCCACCTTTACCACCTTCAGCCTGTGAACGAACCTGCGACGTAATGTTGCGCTGGTGTTCCAAAGGATCATCGTGGTGAAGCATTTTTGCCACTTCCTGATATACGTCTTCTGGTAGCTTGAATAAGATCATCTCATTACAAGATATACAACCTTCAAACTTGCCCGAGCTCATCTTGCCTAAGTGTTCAAAGCCTTTTCCTAATTCGGCGGCTTTCACTGGCTCATAACCCAACGCGATGCGTTTGTCGATTGAATCATACTGGTTTGTCGTTGACAGCCAGCAGAGGTGCATACCCGGCAGTAAACCACCCGGTACGTCCGGCAGTGCGTTGTTGGACCATTTGTCCCGAAAAGCCTCCAGCCTTTCACGCTTCACTGCTTCATCAGGCGAGGAGATTTCGCTCCGCGCCTTCAGTTCATCAACACGCCCTTGCAGGCGGTCGTCTAAATCTCGTGTAATTCGATTGTTAGCCATGTCTTACCCCTTATTTCGTTACTCGGTTCTTACGGTCAAAATCTGCGTAGCTTCGGATCGCTTTAGCACGCTTGGATGGGTCATCCCACATTCCTGCGTCCTTGAGCGCCTGCACGCGGTCTCTGCTCAGTGTGAAGGTGTTCTTTACAGCACTACCACTCACGTCTGTGCGACCACTTGAGGTTCCGCTACGGCGGTTACGGTCTCCGCCTGTTTTGCCCGTGTACCGATGGGGTAAACGTTCTTTCAATCGATTGTCCAACTCTTCCCAGTACTCTGGGTCTGCTGGATCCCAACCTTCGCTTGCCAGTGCATTGTCAACTACCTTGGCAATGCGGCTGTCTGTATCTTTACCACTGGGGTCATACCAGCGGTTTGAATGTAACCAGTCTGTAGCGTTTTGCTGAACCACCTCAGTCGCGGGGCTCGGCACGTTGTTACGGGGCTGTTTAGCCTCTTCCAACTGACGCTGTTTAAGCATTTGCACCTGCGCCAACTTTGTCTTGGCGTTGTGGAACTGCTCCATGTATTCCATTTGCTCGGCCACGTTGCCCGCCTGCGCGGCCTGCGTTGCCTTCATCTTCGCGTACTCAACGCGCGTGGACTCGTCTTCCAACAAGCGGTCGATCTGTGCAAACTGGAATCCTACTGCGGCGTTTTCCACTTGGGCCAACCGGCGCTCAAGGGTCTCGTTGCGGCGTTCCAGCGAACTGATCTTATGCTTTGCGCTTACCTCGCGTTGCTTCGTCAGGTCCTTCTTCAGGCGTCGCTCTTCACGACGCGCGGCTCGAAGGGCCTCTCTGTCTTCTTCGGTGTCACCCTCAACATTGCCGCCTTCGGCAAAGCTTTCTGTGTCATCGTCACCATCGTCGTTTGACGATGCTGTGTTATCTTCTGTGCCCTCAAACGGGTCTACGTGATCGTCCATGGCGGCTAACGCACTGCCATCGTCACGCTCTTTAATGGCGATGTCTTCGCCAGCTTGCATTTCTGCTTTTTGCACTGATTTCATAACGAAATCCTTTACTCAACAAATGCGGGGAACATGGTCCTCGCGGTTTCAAAATTATCAATTGCACAAATAACCTCGCGGTCTTGCAAAATGATAAACACAACCTCACCGTCGCCGTGTGGGACTGCCCAGCGGTCACCGCCGTACTTGATCACACGAACAAGATCTCCAACCTCTACCCACGCGCCTTCTGGCCACGTTTCAAGGGTGCTAAGATCTCTGTATGCCAAGGGGCCTACTGCCACCACCTTTGCAATCACCTCGTTCCATTTTTCGGTGGCTTTTGTATCACTCACTAGAATGATGCCGCCTTTTGAAACGTCTTTGGCTTTTCGCAGTTGAACTACGATTCGGTTGCCTTTAAGCTTGATTCCCGGATCAACTGCCGGAAAACAGTCGGCTTCACTCCGACCATCTACTTGGTACTTACTCTCTGTCATTGTCAGATTCCTCGTCCTCTCGCAGGACACTGTTGATAATTTCCAAAGCCTCTTTCAGACCTTGGCCTCTCCCCACAAGCTGGTTGTATTTATCCCAGCTATCGACTCCGCTCAAAACGCCGTCTTGCAAAAACTCAACAGCTTCTTTGATCCTGAAGATCGATTCATATAACGGGTCTTTCATCAAAAACCCTCCTTATAACTAAGTACACACAAAAGTGTGTACTTACGCCCTAACTTATTTTTTAAGACCGCGACTATTTACGGGCGGTACTTGGTACAAGGGTGCGGGTGGCGCCATTTTTGAACCAGAGGGACCTTTTTCTACTGGCGAGCCGGGGCCGCCTGCATAACCGGGCTTGCCGGTGATCTTGTAGTTCTTGCGAAAACCCATGTCTTGATTGCCTGTTGCCATTACTGTGCTCCTGTTGGTTGTTGTGCTTGTTGGACCGCTTGGGCCAACTGTTGTTGCGCCTGCATCGCCGCATCGTGTGCACGTTGCTCTTCTGCTTGCGCTTGGTCTAACCCGTGCTTACGCATGTCCGCGTACGCTTGGCTTTCTGCTTCCAACGCAGTCATCTCTTGTGAATGCTGTTGTTTGATTTGTTGTGCGCTCAACGCTTGGTCTGAGTTGATCATTGCCACGCGCTCTCGTGAAGCGTTGTTGATGTCGGCAATTGCCACCTTGGCCGAGTTGTCTTGGTCCGCCAATTGTTGCTGTAGTCCCAACTTGGCCTGAATCTCTGCAACCTTGGCCTGCATGTCGCGCACCTTGTCTGCCATCTCGGCCTGCATCTTTTCGCGCTCCAACTGGAATCTGGCCTGCGCCTCTTCCGTTTTGCGCTTTGTTTCGGCCATCTGAGTCTGCACCAAAGCCTGAGACGTTGGGTCCGCCATGGCGGCCATCTGCATCTGAGACTGCTTGGCCTGTTGCATCTGTTGCACCAACTGCTGAATAATTGGCGTGATGCCCTCGAACGTCTTCTGCGCGTCTTGGTTGACCAACTGCGCGGCCATTGCCAGCGCCTCTTGGGCGGCTAGGTCCAGCTTGCGCTCTTCGTTCAACTTGAACGCGTCTTTGCCACCTGCGGCGTGTGACACGTAGTTGCGCATCGACTGCAGGTAGTGCAGTGTCAAGTGTTGCTTGATGTGCTCCAACATCAAAGGCGTCACAGAAGGGCCAATGAGTGGGTTGCCGCCGTACGCGGGGTCCATCATGTACGCCAAGTGCACCTTCAAGTGATCGATGTGGCTCTGGTCTGGGAACGCGGCGGCCGCGTGGCCCATTGTCATCTGCACGTTCTCCAGCGCAGGGTTGCTCTCAACCGAGCCCTGTGGGTTAGGCATGACCTTCTCAATGTCAGGCACCTTCATCAACTTCATCACGCGCATGTGCGCTTCACGCACGTTGTACAACTGAGGCGCCTTGTCTGCCAACTGCATTACCAGTTGAGCCTGAGTCAAGCGCTGTGTTTCGCTGAAGATGTTAGGGTCAGAGATTGGGCTGACGTCTGAGTTGTCTTCAAAGTCCTCAACCGCGATCTCGGCACCGGACTGGTTGTCCATGTCTTCCAAGTACCAGTGGTTGATACGAGACAGGACCTGCAAGCTCTTAGCCTGACTGCGGTGCAGTCGCGCGTGAATGCTTGAGAATACTTTAGAACCCTGCTCGATGAGCGCCTGTGTTGTGCCAACCGGTGTGTTGCTACCAGCGTCAGCAATACGGCCTTCGCTGGTCTTCACAACACCTTTAGCCGCGTCTGTCAACCAACCTAACAGGTTGTACAGCACAGAAGACGGTGGGTTGAACGGTAGTGGCATGGCCAACTTACGCACGTCGTCCACGCCGGGTGAACCCTCGATTTCTACGACCTGAGTTGGCTCAATGCGGTCTGTCTGTCCACCAATGCGTCCGCCTTTGAGCTTCAACATGGTCTGGCTGTTGTTCACGTGCGCTGAGTCCATCAACGCGCGCAATGAACCAGTCAGTGCCGCTGAGAGGCCACCGATCAGGTGTGGCATACCAATCGCATAAGCGCCGCGCCATGGAATAAACTTGTACTCGACCATCCAGTCGAGCTTGCGCATGCGTGTGTCGCCTGACTGCCAGTTACGGTACAGTGCAACCACCTTGCTTGAAATCTCGTCCACCGTCATAACATACGGCGCACGTGCACCTTTTGTCAGCGGGTCGTCTTCCAAACGCAAGAACGCGGTAATTTCGTACACGCGGCGCAAACCGTCTACGTTCTTCGTTGGCTCTGTTAGACCTTCAATTTTGTCGTTGGCCTTTTTAGACTGTGTCTGGTTCTCAGGCAACAGGTCAGAGGTGTACAACTCAATGTCGCGGTACTCACCAACTTCGATACGTTGCTTGAACATATCTTCGGTGATGTCTTGCTGTTCTGTAACACGCGCGGCTGAGTAAAAATTTGTAGACGCAAAAGGCAACAGCACGTTGTCAATTGGAACCCACTCTGGCACTGGGCGGTTCAGGTCCTTGTCCCATCTCCATTTGAGATATTGTGAGCCACCAAGGGGAAGCTGTGTAAACAACTGCTCCATCTCGTCGCGGTACTCTTCAACCTGCTCTGTCAATTGCCAGTTCAGGAAGTTGGCTTTACGCTGTGCTGTGTCCAAGCGAGTTTGGTCAGCCTTGCCCTTGATGTACGTGCGCACCAAGCCGTCTGCCGGCAACAACTCTTTGCAGGCGTTTGCCGCAAAGTCTACGCAGGCCTCTGCCATGATGGGGTGAACCACCTTGGACGCGCCGTCGAACGTTGCGCCACCGGGGGCGTCGTTGCCCAAACCTGTGCGGCGAATACCCTCTTCATACTGCTTGTCACGCTGTTTGCGCGACTCACGGTCCACTTCAATCAGGTCAAGGTACTCGGACGCTAAACCGTCCAAGATACCCTCTTCCATCTCTTCGGCCAAGTTGGCGTAGAACTCTGGATTCTGTGACGGCTTTTCAACCTCCGTCATGTTCACCACAACAGAGCCGTCTTCCAACTCAATAACCTCTGACTCTACATCGTCAATGTCGATGTCAAGCGCCTCGGCCAGATCTTGGATCTCTTTGTCCGTGTCTACTTCTTTTGTCGTCTCGTCTTCAGCGTACGACAACGCGGACAGGTTACCGCCCTTTTGGAGTGGAATGATAGGTTGCATTATTGGTTAAAGCCTTTGTATGCTTTACGAATTGGTCCGGCCATGGGCAACATGCCCAAAGCGCTCATACCAGCGCCAACTGGCTCGCCTTTTCCAATGTAGTGTCCTGTTTCTGCGGCATACATAGGCGACACGGCCATTGCGCCAGCGGGGTTCAACATGGCAATGTCTGCCAAACCAAAACCGCCGGGCAAGTTACTGGCAGGTCCACCAACTACTGTGTTGGCTGTTTTGCGTGCCTTGTAACGGGGCATACCTGACCGTTCTAAAAAGTCTTGACCCAATGAAGAGATACGTTCTCTAGGAGACGCTTTGTACTCACTCATTGAAGGCTGACGGTTCTCGTAAGCGCGCATCATCATTTCGTCAGCAGAGTTGTCCATTCTTGTGCCGCCTCTGCGGATCATGTTGACTACATCCTCCTGTGTAGGGGAATCTTGTGTGTAACCACCACCTGCGTAACCGCGGACCATCATCTCGGCCTGCATGTCGCGGGGAGAGTACATCATGCCGCCTGCGGCTTTACCCTGCACCGCACGGCGGCGTCTGTCTTCCAACTCTTGCATCTGCCAGTCTTGCGCAAACGGCGCGCGTTGCTCGGGGGTTGTGTCCAGCAAATAATCGCGCTGGTGTTGTGCCTTCCAATCATCTGGGTGCTTAGTCACCACTGTTTCTGGCAAACCAGACATGCGGGCCTCGTCGCGCCACGCGTTCATCTCTGCGGTTGCGGGGCCACGGCCCTGCACAGGGCGTTGGGCAATCGGGTTCATGCCGGTATAGTTGTGGCGCATTGGGTTGATCATCGCGTTGATCGCGTTCACAATGTCTTCTTGGTCGGGCTCAATGCCTCGTGCCTTGAAGTCAGCAACCACTTTATCCACCAAGGCGCCGTGCTTGCCTAACAACATCTCGTCTGTCAGTTTGTCCATGCCGGGCGCTTCCATTGAAGCCGCGCGTGTGGCAAACGGCTCACTTGCGCTGGTCATCTGAGGAATGTCACCCTCGGTCATACGAATGGCATCAAGACCACCCATTGCGTCGTCTGTGAGGTCCATCGCCTCTTCACCCAACTGCTGGCGCGTTGCCAACTCTTCTGTTGAGGGTGTGAATGACTTGTTCCATGTGCGGTTGCCTGTGCGGCCAGTGTTGGCCATCGACATAAACTCGTCTTCAGGGAACGCGTTTAAAAACTGACCCTTTGGATATGCACGCGCCTTGATGTTTGCGGGTGACATGCCAAACTGGCTTGGTAAATCTTGGTAAGGACCCACTGACTCGCGTGTTGACACACCCTTTGCACGCTCTGGTGTGATCACTTGACCCTGTGGTGTTGTTACCGCTGGATAAGGACGACCACTTTGGTCTACAAATTGGTTTGCAAACGGTGTTTGCTGTTGTGTGCGCGCCATTGTCTGCGGCGCGTTGCCTGTTGGCTTTGAAAGGGACCGAATGTGGTCCTCTAGCTGTTTTACTTCTTCTGCAGACGGGGGTTTGCCTACAGCTTTTGTGTATTTACGAATTGCGTCTTGAATTCGGTTTGCAAACTGCTCAACCACGCCAGTTTTACCGCCGGTACCGTAATGAGGGATGCCTGCTTGTTCATACATCATCTGTGTCGGTGTTTTAATTGGATTAAGCATCGTAATCTCGGTTTTTCAAAATTTTGTTGTAGTTTTCAAGGTCGCCGCCTCTGACAATGTCTTTCAACATGCTCCGATACCCTGCTCTAACCTTGCCCCAGACAGAAAATGACTCGCTTCGTCCTCGGATATAGCGACACATCTGACAACCACACTGCCTGATCTCTTTTGCGTGCGATGAACTGTGCATTCAGGGGGCCTCCTATAACCAATCACCCATAAAAGCGGGTGTTTGTGCCCGAAAATCACGCGGCGTAGGGGTTATTGACCCTGTTTCGCGCAATGTCGTCTGCATGCACGTAGTCTCGCGCCGGCAGTGGGTCCAACTGGAGCCAACCTGAGTCCCTTAGAACGCGCAAAGCCTGTGAAAGTGCGTCAACGTAGTCGTCGTGGCCCTTTGCTTCCGGAAAAGAGCACACCTGCCTGATGAAACGCTTGGCCCAAGGTGCCACCTCACCCGGATTTTCTGGGTCCTCTGGCACGTACACCCGGCCTTTTGCAATCAGCGGCGCCACAATGTTCATCCTCTGCACTTTATCCGCGCGTCCGGGGTTGTAGGACCTTACCGGTAGGTGCGCGGCCTGTAGTTCTTGGATGAGGGAGATACCCGCGGACTTATCTTCCATAAGGATCAGGTCGGTTTTCTTGCCCTTGGCAAACGTGTTGTCCGCGCCGTACACAACTTCCTTGTAGTCCTCGATCACCTTGCGCCTTAACTCGGGGTACGACAGGTGGTTGTCCCATGCGTCGAGCAAAATGCAACTTGTTGCAAAGTCATCTTGCTCGAACACACCGAGCGCGATGCACGCGGTTGGGTCGTTGTGTGTTTTCTCGGACGTGGCTGGGTCGTACGACACCAGCACGTACTCCAGCGTTGGCGTTGGCTTTTGTGCCGGCCAACTCTTGAACCATTTACGCTTGACAATACCCGCGTTCTCCGGGTCCAAGATCTCGCCGTAAATCTCCTGACGTCCTAGGTCCGTGCCCTCGTACGCTTCTAGTTGTTTGAAGAAGGTTGAGGAGAGGTTTGACCTGTTGTCGTATGAGGACGCTCTGGACACGTACACGTCACCACCCACCTTGCCCTCGTTCAGGTCCGTGATTAGTTCCAGTGGCTTGGGTGTGGTGGTGATGATCGACTGCACACGCGCTATGCGCGGGTCTGTCAGTCGCAACGTGAACTGAATCTGGTCGTACGCGTCGTCGATGTACTCGAACGCACACAACTCGTCTGCCCACATGCCGTGCCACTGCGTACCCCGGAAGCGCTCTGGCTCAGACGCCGGGATGCCGCGGATCATGCTTCCATTTTTTAAGGTAAGTTCAAACAGCGACTTGTTGTAGTCCTTGACCAGTGACGGGGGTATGATGTTGAGGAGCCCTGAGTCACCCTCGAAGCACGTTGCGCGAATGTCGTTTGATGTTGGGGCTGTCACCAACCAGCGGGTCTTGTCGTAGATCGCCGCCCTGAGGCCCAACCAGTTGGACGCCGTGTGCGTCTTGCCCGAACCTCGGCCGGCCAAAAGTAAGAACGTGTCATACTCCCCGTCCTCTGGCTCTTGTTGGTGCGGTAGTGCCGTTAGCTCCCACCTCACACGCCACAGGGCCAGATCCAGTTGCTCCTTGGGCCATCCCTTGTTTTGGTCTGCAAAAGCCTTGAGTAGTTTTTGCTGTGTGTCGTTCATAGGCATACTGTCAGGTACCCCTCGCTAACTAGGAACGTGTTGTTCGGGTCTGCGGTCTTGATGTGCACGCAGGGCCTAATGTCCACACTGCTAACGTGGGTAATCCTGCGCATCTCTTCGTACTGTGGTCTACGCACTGGGGTCTGGTCTTCAACCAGTTTTAGGTTGGTCCTGAACACCATGTGGTATTGGTGTTGGTGTTGTGCAATCTCTGTCCTAATCCCGAGTGTTTCAGTCAAGTTATGTATTGACCTAAATAACCGGAGACTCTTGACGTTGAACCTGAACTTGGCCGAGATGCGGCTATGGCACTTGGGCCGTGAGGCGCATACCCCCCGGAGTATAGCCAGTCGTTGCTCGAACGATGAGAACAAATACTCTTCAGGAATGTGGTCTGGTATCTTGCCGTAACTCTCGATCAGCTTGGAGGTTACGTGGGTGCGCCTGTCTCTGTGTGGGTCCCCTATCCACATCCCCATGTCGTAGGGGTGGATGGGTAGCGGCTTGGCGCTTGGCTTGATTGGGTAGCACGTTGGCATCCTGCACCAGCCCGTGTCTATGGTCGCTAGGTTCTGTGGCGCGTAAATGGGAAGGCTGTACTCTTCTCTGGGCGAGACCTTGCGCCCCCACTTGGACAGTGTGATGAATAACTTGCTGTCGTACACCGGAATGCCGGTACGGCTATCCACTACCAACGTCAGGCCGTCCTTGGTCCAGATCTTATGACACACCACCGGCGTGTACTCCTGAACAGAAACAACCTTGACGGGCAGGCCCGTGTAATCAAAAACCTCATCCCCGGGTTTGATAAACCTCGCTAACTGCCATCCGGCAGTGGTGGGAATGGGGGTACGTGCGTCGATTCCCATGTCTAACCCTAATTACCCATGGATGTGGTTGTTTACGCCCCAGTTCAGGGTGGGGGGTATATGACCCAAAAATCGGTGTTTTGTTCAGGGTGTCGGGCTGTTCAGTCTTTATTTATTATTTTAAAAAAAAAAAAAAAAAAAAAAAAAAAAAAAAAAATAAAATATAGAGATATGACCCCGACACCCTGAACACCCTGAACAACATGAGTACTTAGGTATACAGTTTTGAAACTATGAGGTTGAGGGTGTCACAAATACCCACACTGACAGCAGGGTCTATATACCCCCGGGGGTATATTTGTAAACTTATACGTTAACAAATAAAGTGTTTTGTTAACCTATACGTAAAAAAAATACAGAAATTGCAAAAACTTGCTGTCTGTGGGGGCCCCCCGCCCCGGGTTGCCGATGGGACCCTAATTGGGGTGTCGCTAAAAAACAACGCCCCCTCATACCCTACGGGGTATAGTAGGATACCCTACGGGGTATAGTACCCGCTTGGTCGCATACCCTACGGGGTATAGTACCGCTTGGCCTGCATACCCTACTGGGTACAGTACCCACCGAGGCGCATACCCTACCCAGTACAGTATGCGCGCCAAGCAAGAAGCATGCCAACGTGGACATGGCACGCATTGTGCTATTAGCAAGAAGC